AGGCGATACATCCCGCCGGCCGCCGCCGGCGTGCCCAGCACCGCATCGGGATTGGTCAGGAAGTAGCTGCTGACGTTGTGCTGCGTCGCCTCGCCGGTCTTCGGGTTGGTCAGGGTCTGCTGGCCGGCCTTCACCCACGCCGCATCGCCCAATCCGCTCGCGCGCTCGGATTCCGTTTTCTTCTGGAGCACCACGATGTCGGTCACCACGTCGGTGCCGGCGTTCTCCTTGAACACGGTTCGCGGCAGCCGGACCGCTGCCACCAGGTTGGCCCGATCGGCGATCCACTGCCGTGCTGCTTCGTTCTTGGCGTCAAGGAAGTTGTGCGACACCACCATCGTCAGCAGGCCACCGGGGCGCAGCTTGTCGATGCTCTTGGCGAAGAAGTAGTTGTGGATCGAGAAACCCGAATACGGCGAGCGGTCGTCATCGACGATGGGCTCCGAGCCGAATGGCGGATTGCCCACCGCCAGGTCGAAGTACTCGGACGGGGCCTGGAAGTCCTGGAACGCGGTGGCCCGCGCCACCTTGGCGCTCGGATACAGCGCCGCCGCGATCTGGCTGGTGAGCGGGTCCAGCTCCACGCCATGCAGCTGCGAGCGCTTGCGCATGCTCGCGGGCATCAGGCCGAAGAAGTTGCCGGTTCCCACCGCCGGTTCGAGAATGCGGCCAGCGGTGAACCCCATGCGCTCGAGCGCATCGTAGATGCCGTTGACCACCACCGGCGCCGTGTAGTGCGCGTTCAGCATCGACGCGCGAGCGGCCTTGTACTCGGCATCGGTCAACAACTCGCGCAGCTCGGCGAATTCCTTGGCCCACTGCTTGTTCTGCGGGTCGAACACGCCCTTCAGCGCACCCCAGCCGACGTAGCGCGCGATCTGCTTGCGCTCCTCCGGGGTGGCCTTGCGGCTCTCGCTGGCGAGCGCCTTCAGGATGCGGATGGCAGCGATGTTGTCGCGGTACTTCTTGGTGAGCCCACCCTTGCCGATATCGTCGGCATCCAGCGTGTGGTCGCCCGACTGGTCGAGCTCGGGCTTTGGCGAGGCCTCGGCGGTCGCCGGGTCGGCTACAGCGTCGGCGGACTGTCGCTCAGGCCGTACAGCTCGGCTATCTCGTGCCTCGCCAGGTGCCGATTCCCGGAGTCGCTGTACGCTCTCCGCTCGGCCTCCTCCTGCTCCTTCAGCGCCGGCAGGAACTCGCTCGCCTCGATCAGCGCCTTCACCCGCTTCGGCCACCCGAGCATCCACCGGTTGGCGATCTCGGTCGCCAGCGCCGGCATCGCGCGCATCGCTTCCTTGATCGGCGGCGGGTAGTCGTTCGGTCGGTACAGTTCCTGCATTTCGTCCATTTTCGTCTCCTGCTTTGGTAGCAGCAATCGGGGCGGCGGCCGGCGCTGCTGCGGCGGCGCGCGACTGAGCCTCTTTCCACGCGGCCGTGTAGTTGAAGGTCAGTTCCTTAAAGCCGTTCACCTGTACCTGGCCCGCCTTCGTGAATGGCGCGCCGCCGGCGTCGAGCGTGAAGCTGTTGCCCTGATAGATCCCGCCCATCGGGCGGGATGCCTTCGGATTGCGGCTGAGATACCAATCGAAGTACGAAGCCAGCGCGGTGCGCGCCGTCTCCATCGTCGTAGCGCGCTGCGCTGCTGGAGCGGGCGAGGATTCGCGCACGGGCTCGCTCAATGTGGGCGAGAGCGGCTTCTTCAGGCGCCCGTCCGCGAGCGCAGCCTTGAAGTCGTCCATCGACATCGCGGTGACCGGACCGACCTTCCAGCCCTTGTTGTAGCTCCCCTTGTAGGCGGCCAAGGCCTCGGCTTCGCTGTTGAACCCCATCAGCGCCTTGGCCTCGTCGTAGGAGCCATCCGCGTTGATCTGGTCCACCACGTAGACCGTCGGTGCTGTCGCGGCTGCCGGCCCGACGAACACATCCACGTGGTCGCCGTCTGCTGCCTCGGAGCCCTTCACGTAGCCGTAGTGTGCGGCCATCGTGTTGCTCCACTCGGTCCCGTCCGGCGAGGTGCCGCTGCGCGTGCTGCCGTGCGGGTTCTCCACGCTGATGCGCAGGCCCTGTACCTCGTCACCGGACAGGTGGCCCATCTTGTAGTTGCCCGCCTCTTTCTGGGCCTGACTAGGCTCGGGCAGGTCGTTCTGCGGGCTGGTGGCGGCTTCGTTCGCCGCAGCATCCACCGGCGCTACCGCTTCAGGCCGGCGAACTGCTTGCTGCTGTTCGCGCTCCAACGCCGCGATGTCGTTATCGATGTCGCGGCGCAGGGGCGTGCCCGGCTCGGCCTCGGCGCGTCGGCGGCGCAAGTCCGCCAGCTGATCGGCCGGCGCAGCGGTTTGCGGCTGCGCATCCTGTGCCGGCTGTTCGGCCTTGGCCTGCACAACGAAACGGCGGTTGTCCGGCACCACTTCGTGCGTGTCCGCGAGGCCCGACGTGTCCACGAAGGACAGCGCCTTGTCGCGGGACAAGAACCATGCGCGCCCTTCTTCCACGCGGCGCACCGCCTTCTCGCGCTTCGCGTTCGATACAGCCGGTGCTGCCGGCGCGGGCGTCAGCGTTGTGGCGGACGCGATTGGCTCAGCTGCTGGCGCTTCTGTTCCTGCCGGCGCTTGTTGCGTGCCTGCTTGCTGGGCTTGGTCGGCTTGAGTGCCAAGGGCTTCTCCTTTGGGTTGCGGTGCGGATTCGGGCGCTGCGCGGCGGGCGCGCGCTTGAGCGATGCCCTCCTGCACGCTGGTCGGCGCTGCGGCAGCGGGCGCAAGTGCGGCCAGTTCAGCTCGCGCGCTGTCGCGCTCGGCGATCAGGCGCTGGTCCCAGCCGTTCGACGCGGCCTGTTGGCGCACGAACTCCAGGCGTGCCCGCAGTTCGGCCTCTCGGTCTTGCGGTTGTCCGGAGATCTCGCCGGTTTCGGCGTTGACGTTCGCCATCGGCACACTGGCGGGTGCCGGAGAAGCTGCTGCCGGCTTCGTGCCCTTGCCGTCGGCGGCTTCGGTCTGAGCGGCGAGTTGAGCGGCCGCGTTCATCACGTCGTGCGCGCCACCATCCACCGCCATCGCGGCGGCAGTGGACAGCGGGCCTGCAGCAGGGTCCAGCCCCATCTTTTCGGAGGGGCGCACGGGCTGCGCTTCATCAGCGAGCGAAAGGTTGCCCGTGCTGAACTCGCGTGCGCCCTGTGGCGCCGCCTCGAACTCCACTCCATCGGTGGGGGCCGTGGGCATCACATCCAGCGGCGGCCGGCTGGCCGGGTCGCGCGGATCGAAGGTGCGCTGCACGCTGGCCAGGCCGCCCGCAACGGCGGGCAGCTCGTTCGCCGCCGCGGCTGCCGGAGCTTCGTCCACCGGCAACAGCGAGAGCTGCTCGCCGGGCACGCGCTCCGCGCTACCGGGCTCCGCCCGATTCGGGGCATGCTGACCAGTCGCGCCGTGCAACAGCGCGGCACCGCCGCCCATGGCACCGCCTGCGAGCAACCCGGCGGCGGCGGCCTTGCCGACACCTTCTCCGACGGGCTTGTCCAGCGCGAGGTTCTGCAGCGCCTGCTCGGACATCGACTGCGGCAGCTCTTCGAGCACGCCCTCGGACAGGATGCCTGCGCCGACCTGGCGCGCGAGTGAGCGCTGAGAAGCCGGCCCGGCGCCATGGATTGCACCCTGCGCCAGCATCGTGTCGGCGTCACCGATACCGAGCCGCTGCGCGAGCCGGCCGCCGAGCGCACCGAAGCCGGCAGTCGCAGCGCCGGTCGCGGCGGACAAGGCCGCCTGTTTCGGCGTGAGCAACCCGTCTTGCGTCTCTTGGCGGATCTGCTCTGCTTGCGAGCCGGCGCCCAGCACGCCCTCGCCGATGGCACCAGCGATGGCAGGCGCCACCTTGGGTGCGACCTTGAGCAGACCGCGCGCCACACCTGCGCCGCCGAGCATCTGCGGGATCGACTCGCCCACGCTGGTAGCGATGGTGCTGGGGTTCTCCAGCATGGTCTTGGCCGTATCGACGAAGCCATCGGCTGCCTGCACCTTGCGATTGGCGGCCTTCTGTGCGTCGGAGTACTGGTCGTCGAGGAACTTCTGTGTCTCCTCGAAGCCGACTCCAGCCTGCTCCAGAGCTTTGCCAGCGCGGCCACCCGTCACGATGTCGGCCAGGCCGACGAAGCTCTGCGGCAAGCCGACCGCGCCCTTCAGCGCCGTGACCCCGACATCCTTTGCGGTGCCGAGCACGGTGCGCTTTGCATCGGGCGGATCGAGCTCACCCGCGAACGGGGTGAGGTTGTGCGGTGTGGTATCGAGTTGCCCGTCGAAGGGCTTGAGAGTTTCGCCAGCCATTGCGCCAGTCTTCCGACGGGCGCTCTGTGCGTCGAACCCTACAGGGGAGCGCTCTGCAGCGCCCTGTCATCAGCCGCCGATGAACCGTTTGCCCTGTGCATCCTCGTAGACCGGCTTCCCGTTGGACGTGCCAACCTGTCGGGTCATCCCCGGAGGGAGGCCTGCTCGCGGCGCCTGACCCTGCTCGACGAACTGTCCGGTCTGGTTGTTGAAGACGCGCGCCGGCCTCGTGACGGATTGCTGGGTGGTCGGGTCGATTTCCTGCCCGCCGGGCACCACGGTGAAGCGGCTCGGGTGCTCCTTGCCCGTCATCGTGCGGATCTGCTCTGCGATGGCCGCCCGCTCCTCGGGCTTGGCCTTCTCGTACTGCTCGTACAGCTTCTCCACGCGCTGGGCGCCGCGAGTTTGAAACCCCTGTGCCTCCTGCCGCAGGGCCAGTTCGCCACGCTGCACATCGTTGGTAGCGCCCGCGCGAACATTGGCGCCCGCCTCCTGCACCGCTGTCCGGCCGGATGCGCCAGCCTGCTGGATCGCTTCGCGCTCCAGCGAAGCGGCATTGTTCGCGGCGGTGGTGTCGCGCTGGAGCGCGTTTCGACCGTTTGCCTCGTCCATGCCGGCCAGCACACGCACCTGGTTGGCTGTGAGCTGTCCGTTTGGCGATCCTCGGTACGGCGTGCTCGCCGCGCCGAACGCGCTCCGGCGCACACGATCCGCGTGGGTGTCGTCTCCGATCACCGTCAGGCCGTTACCAGGTGCGAACCCAGCTGCCGAGCCTCCAGCTACAGCAGCCCGCTCACCGGCTCGCTCTGCGATGCCACGCGCCTCGAGCGCGTCGGCCGCAGCCATGTTCTGCGCGCTCGGCGCCGAGCGTGGCGCGAAGCCCGCCGCGGCAGCGGCCGGCGAGTCGCCGTAGCTGTTGCCCTGCCTGAACACGCCCGGCATGACCTGGCTCGCGGCCGTTGCCGCCGCGCTCGCGGGCGCATCGTTCGAGATAGCAGGTGCGATCGGCGCAGCTACAGGCGCGGCAGTCGGGCGTACTGCAGGCGCCGCTGCCGGGGCGACGGTCGTTGCCACAGGCTTCGCGCCACTGCCCCAGCCTTCGCCCACACCGGCGAATCCCCGGCTGGTCGGCGCAGGTGCCGCATCAGCCTCGCCCTTGAACAACGTCGAGCGCGGATCGTTGAATGCATCGAGCCGTCCTGTGCCCTCCTGCACCTTTGCTGGCTCGAACGACGCGGGGCCGGTTGCAACGTAGGGCTGCATCATGCCGCCTCGCGTCCCCGCCGTCGGCTCACGCCTGAATACGCCGAATGCAGCCCCTTGGGTCTGGGCCAGTGGGCTCGTCTGCGATGAGGGCGCCGGTGCGGGCGTGGCTGCAGCCCTCTCGTTGGCGGCCAGCTGCAGCGCCTGCGGACTGGGCGGCAGCGAGGCCGTCAGCATCGGCAAGGGCGCAGGGATGCTGGCGCTGACATCCAGTGAAGCAGCGGATGGCGGGTTGCGCGCCTTACGGGGATCTTCATCAACCAGCCCACCGTCGGCGAAGAATACCGGCGGTTCGGCCGCGCTCGGCGCGAAACCGCGCGGGCCTGGGGCCGATGCATGGGTAGCGTCCTTGATCGCGTCGAGCGCCTCCACGCCGACAGCATGTACCTGCTCGGGCGGCAGTTGGTATTCGCCGTTGCTCAGGTTCACCGGCACCTTCTCCGGGCTGAAGCCCAATGCGGCCACGCCGTCCTCGCCAAGCTGCTCGGTGGAGTCCGCCGGCATGATGTAGCTGCCCGGTCGAACCTCGGTTTCGATGCTGTCGGAGGTGCCGGTGCCTGGCCCACGCACCGGCCCACCGTCTTTCAGGCCCATGGCCTTCATGCGACGCTCGGTGGCGCCCATGCCCGCGTACTGGGTGATCGCCTTCTCGGGGGCCGGCGCTGGCGCGGGAGGCGGCGCAGCTGGTGTGGCCGCCGGCGCCGCGGCGCCCGTGTCTGAGGGCTCGGGAATGCCCATCACTTTGCGCACCAAGCCGCGCACAAGGCCTCCCTCGGCAAGGTGTTGCGCATGGGCGCGCTTGGGGGCGGGTTTGAAGCCGTGCATGGGTCTACCTCTCGATCTCGATGCGCGCCATTTTTCGGAGAGCCGGCGCGCCAGTCGAACCCCACGGGGGTGCGAGTAACATTTCGCAAAAATTGGAGGTGGGCGACATGAAACGGTTCGTCTTTTTGGCCCTGGTCCTGGCCTCATGCTGTGCTTCAGCGCAGGTCACGAAGTGCACCCTGCCGAACGGGAAGGTCACATACGGTGACGGCCCCTGTCCGGCCGGCGCCGCCGATTCGCGCGTGAACACCACGGCCAACGTGCTCGACGCATCAACAGAGCGCAATACCGCCGCGCGGATGCGTGACGACGATCAGCGACGCGATCAACCAGCACCGGGAGCAACAATCATCGGAGGCAGCGGCGGCCGCACAGCTGGTGGCCCGGGTGCCGCCGTCGACGAGGCAAAGTGCCGCGCGGCGCAGCGCGACCTTGACCTTGCCACGAGCAAGGTGAAGTTGGAGGTTGCTCGCGGAAATCACCCGGGCCCTGCCTCGGCTCCTGTGAGGTCCGCAGAACTGAAAGTTGATGCCGCGTGCGGAACGAACATTGCTGCGACTCGCGCGCGAGCGGTGGCTGACCGCACGCCTAGCCCGCCGCACCCCACTCCCAACACCCAGCCGCCCGAAGCGCCGCGCATCATCACTGACTGCCGCGGCGGAGCGTGTTACGACAACCAAGGGGGCATCAATTGGCAGCAGGGGAATTCCCCCTACTTCACGGACCCGAGTGGCCGCGTTTGCCAGAAGATCGGGGATCGACTCCAGTGCCCCTGAATTCAGGTCAGTAGCTGTAGTTGTAGCTGGTCTGGGTGCTGGTGCTCTTGTTTTCCTGCGTCGACGCCGATCCCTGCCCAGTGATGCCTGCGGACACATGCATCGCCGACATCGCACCCGCCGCGAGCTGCGCGGTGTACTGGCCCAGCGCCTTGGCGGCTTCCAGCGCGATCTGAGCTTGCTGCACCGCGTTCTGCATGCGGGCGGTGTACTCGCTAATCTGCATCTGCGCGTAGGCGATGTTGGTCCGGGTATTCATGTCGGCGAAGCGCGACTGCATCTCGGCGTCAGCCACCACCGCATTCGATTTCGCGCGCCAGCCCTCGACCTGCGCCTGGTAGACCTGCGTGCTGTACTGCACTTCGCGAAGGCTCGCGTCGATGCGCGCCTTGAAGGCGTCCACATCGGCCAGGAACTTTGACACCTTCGTGCGCGCAGCCTCCATCTTGATCTGCGCGCCCTTGACCTTGATTTCCGCCTTGTTGGTCACCGCCTGCACCGTAGCGGCGTAGGCGCGGGACTGCGACTCCAGCACGCCAGCCTTGGCCGCCTCGCCCTTCACGCGGGACTCATAGGCATCGAACTTCACCTTCTCCGCGCCGACCTGCTCGGCGAAAGCCTGCACGTCGGCCCGGTAGGCGTCGAACTGCGCTTTGATCGTGTCAGCGCGCACTGATGCGCCCTGCATGAGGGCCTTGTAGACCTCGACGTTCGACTGCACGGCCTCGATCTTGGCCTTGAACACCTCGACGCGCTGCTGGTTGATCTGGCCCAGCGCGACCTGCCCTTCCACGGCCGTTTTGTAGGCGGTCAGCTTCGACAGCGCCGCGTCCAGCCGCGTGCGGTACACCTGCGCCAGCGTCTCGAAGGCCGCGTTTTGCGAGTTGAACAGCGCGATGCGCGCGTTGAAGACGTTGATCTGGCTCTCCGCCTGGAAGCGCGCCACCTCGAAGAGGCGCTTCGCCATGTTCTCGTAGAGATTGGTGGTCAGCTGCTCGAGTGCCATCCCCTGCTGCACAGCAAAGCGGATGTTCTCGATCTCCCACTGCGCGGCCTGGATCAGGATGTCGCGATTCAGCTCGACCGCCTTCAGCCGCCCCTGCTCGCGGACCACGGCTGTCTGCTTCGCCAGCATGCCCGGCGGCATGGAGAAGCCGCGCGCCGCCCAGGTGTCCACGGCCTCCTGAACCGCGCGCTCGGTTTCCGCGCTGTCGCGCTCGCGCGCTCTGGCGAACAGAGCATCTTCGATGGCTGGCGGCAGCCCAGTACCGCCGGCCATCATGCCCTTCACCTTGGCCTGCAGCTCATCGAGCACCTCAGACTCGTAGACCGGCTCGGCCCAGTTGATGAAGACGTTCGGCACCGTGATGCCGTCGGCGTTGGGCGGCGTGGCGTCGAAAGTCGGCAGCTGCGGAAACTCGAACACCGGCAGGGTGATGCGCTCGAGCGCCTCCATCTCCGGCATCACGATGCTCGGCGCGGCCGGCAAGTCCACCGTGGTGTCGATCTGCGGGCGCTGGGGCGCTGGGATGTCCGCCATGCCCGGCGCGTCGGGGATGTTGATCGGGATCGCGGTCGGCGGGTCGGGCAAGTCGCCGAGGTCGCCCAGGTCCAGGCCGGTCAGCAGCGCGTCGATGTCAATGTCCGCCGGTGACGACGGCATGGTCAGATTGGGCGGCGAGTAGCCTGGCGCGTCGCCCAGGTTGATCGCGGGCGGGTTGGCAACCGGCGCCACCGGTCGGGTGGGCGCGGGCACGTCGGCCACCTGCACAGAGCCAATCTGCGCGAGCGCGCTGCTCAGCAGCGCGTTGTAGCGATCGGCGAGCACCTCCAAGTGCGCCATCTTGTCCGTGACGGTTTCTACCGCCACACCGAGGATGCTGTCGGGTTGAATGCCCATCACACTCTCCTTTTCGTCGGCGCCGCATTGACGCTCAAGTCGTTGATCTCGCCACGCTTCGCGTCCAGGCGAAGAGTGAAGCTGAAGTGCCTGCCGCGCAGCCCGCGGCCGAAGATGAATCGGCCGTTCGTGAGCTCGCCAGCTGGCTCCGGTTCAAGCGGATAGCTGTAGGTTTCGGCCACGCCCTGCTGCGTGGTGGTCACGTCCATCGTTGCGGTGCCATCCAGCTCGTACTCCAGGAAGGCCTGCAGCGGGTGCACCAGCATTCCCTGCCCGAGATCCACCGGCGCCGTGCGGATGGCGGCTGCCTGGGTGGTTCGTGTGTCCAGCGCGTATACGCCGTCCTCGGCCAGGCCGTACAAGGCGCCGTCGATCACCACCAGCGATGTGAACGGCACCGGGTCGTGGCGCGACATGGCCCACGACTCGGTGTTCGCCGTCCAAGCCTGCGCGCGCACGGGCTCGCCGACCATCTGGTCTTCGGCCATCGCGCTGTCGCGCACCAGGTCAACGGCATGGAGCCGGCCGAACGCCTCGTCGCTGGCATGAGCCACCTCGACCACCGGAGCGGCAGCCTGCCGCGTGTCGATCACCTCATCCGAGGCTGTCGCCACCGCCGCCGGCATGTCCGCTGCATGCAGGTTGCCCGTGGTGAAGTCCAAGGCCTGCGCGGCCTCCTGCACCACCGACGAAGCAAAGCTGGGGGCCGAATCGCTGACGCGGGCCGACTCCACCACCATGCTGCGGGCTTTGCGCTGTGCCAGCACCAGGTCGCTCGCGATCGCCGACTCGACCACTACCGAACGCACGCGGTCGATCACCTGGTCGCTGGCCTGCGCGCCATCGGCATGGAGCACGCGCAGGCGGCCCAGTGCCTGATCGGAAGCGGCGGCATGCTCGGCAACAAGCTCGTGGCTGGTTCGAGCGTCGATGACCTGATCGCTGGCCAGCGCCTGCTCGATGACGATGCCGCCGGGCCGGTCGAATACGGCATCGCTGACCACGGCCGCGTCGGCGTGCAGCACCATGAGCCCGAACAGCAGCGCACTCGACGCGCGCGCGATTTCCTCGGTCACGCTGGTCAGCCCGAGCCATACGGAGCTGCTGGCAACAGCGGTTTCTTGAACGTCGTCGCGGTAGCTACTCATTGATAACTCCGATGAAGTGGTGCGCGCTGCGGTTGTCGGCCAGCGCCGTGTAGCCCCAGCGGCGGCGCAGGCCGTTCTGGTCCTGTTCGTAGATGCTGGCGTAGCTGCTGTCGCCGATCGCTACATGCACCGCGTCGCGGTAGAAGTAGGTCTGCTCTTCCGGCGAGAAGCCGAAGTACCAGGAATGCGGAATGTCCTTGTGGGCGACGACAGAGCCGGCGCCCTTCATCGACACGCTGAGCCGGCCCGACTGCTCGGCCGGGAACAGCTTCTCGCTGGAGAACGGCTCGAAGCCCGGCGCCTCGCCGCCGATGACAACGCCGTTCGCGTGGTGAGTGCTCGACGTGCGCGAGGTGTAGGGCCCGCAAACAGCGGTCACGTCGAGGAACCCGCCGGGCGGCAGGTTGAACCAGTTGCCGCTGTCGGCATAGTCGCTCACTTCGGTGGGCGAGTAGACCAGCGTGTCGACGTAGACAGGCACACCGTCTTTCGAGGGCGGATCACCCTTGTTGTGGTTGTCCGTCTGCCCCATGTAGTGAAAGATGTTGTCGTAGCACCAGAGCTGGTAGGAGGTCGGGTCCGCCATCGCGAACTGCTCGGTCTTCTCCGACTCGGCGCGGCCAGAGGTGCTCTCGGTGTAGGGGTAGAGGATGCAGTCGCGCTCGAACACCGGCACGCACGCGGCCACGTCGATGCCGAAGCCCGAGGTGCTCTTCACCGTCGTGCGGTGGTAGTAGTAGCGGGCCCGCGAAAGCGAGCCGACGCAGTACAGGAGCGGCGGCGTGGCGAAGGCTGGCTGGCCGTAGCCCATGTCGATGCCGGTGATGTGCGTCGTGGTGCTGACCGGCGGCGCCACCTGCCGGTCGTCGAATGCCGAGGTGTAGAAGTAGCCCATCAGGCCAGACAGCCCGGTGGTTTCGGTCTTCTCCCACTGGCCGACGATCATGAATTTCTCGAAGGTGCTCTGCACCTTCTCCTGCACCTTGCGCTCGTCGTAGAAATACTTGACCACCTGTAGCTCGTCGTCAACGTAGCAGCCGAAGACGATGGTGTCGCATCGCACGGCGGGGCCGGCGTAGTCCTCCGACACCATCACGAACGACTCGCAGCCCAGCCCGCGCAGTTCCGGAAACTTCAAGCGCCCCATCGACTTCGGGTTCTTGCCCGGCCAGTACATGGGGCCCGTGCCCACCCGCGCCACATTCCCCTGGTGCACAGCGATCGGCTCCAGCTCGAGCGCGTCCCAGTAGTCGTGGTCGGGCCCGTTCGACACCGAAGCGCGCGCCAGGATCTGCGCGGCCGTGGCGCGGCGAATCTTGTAGGCCGCCGCGCGCGAGCGGTGGGAGCCATCGCGCAGCTGCTCGAAGACCCGATCCAGATAGCCGTGTGCGCGGGCGGCCTCGTCCTCGCCGTCGAACTGCCACGAGGCCTTCAACCGCCCGCCGTTGGCGGCCGCGCCCAGCCGCAGCTTCATCTTGTAGGCGTGCGCGTGCAGAAGGCCCGCGTCGTCGCGGTCCCAACAGGTGTTGAAGCCCTCGCTGCCGCGGCTGTTCAGGGACCAACCTCCGGCGGCATAGAAGGCCTGCCGCGTGTAGAAGTCGGCGCAGTCGCACACCTTGATGAATACGCCCGCGCGCCGCCAAGCCTCGAAGTCCTGTTCGTCATCGGGGAACGTCTCACCCGAAGGCAGTCCGCCGAAGCGATCCAGCACCTTCAGCAGCTCGGCATCGCCGACCTCCTCGACGTAGGCGCGGAAGGCGGCGGCGGTTGTCGCCGGCACCAACGGCAAGGGCATGGCGAAGACGCCCCGCGTGCTGATGCGCAGCAGCCAGGGCCTTCCGTCGGTGCCGAACGACACGGCGTTGCCTTCCCCGTGCTGGTAGCGGTACTGGAACTGGCCCTCGCGGTCCGGGAAGCCGGTGTAGCCGGGCAGTCGCAGGCCCGCGACCTCGCGCCGGATCTCGCGCATGAAGCGCTCGGGCACGCGCATGCGGGCCCGCTCGACGGGATCGTCGGGCAGGTCCGCCAGCACCTGCCGGCCGTAGCCGCCGACCACCTGCGCCACCTCGGCCATGGCACCGCTGTACCAGGTCGGGCGCTGCTTCACGTACTGCGTGAACGTGTAGATGCCGCTGTACTCGGGTCGGAAGTAGGCGAACCGGTCGTGGTAGTCGATGCGGAAACGCTGCAGCGCCACATCCTTCGGCGGCAGCTCCTCGTCGTCACGGTAGCCCGCGAGCCGGCGGCGCGTCTGCTCGGTCAGCTTGATGCCCACCCCCTCGCCTTCCAGCACCTGGGCGCGAGTGATGGCGCCGGAGAACAGCATGGGCACGTTCGTCTCGGCGAGGCCGGTGACCTCGTGCTCCGGGTTCTCGTGGCGCTCCAGCACCAGGATGCGGAACACGCCGCCCATGTCGATCGCCACCGCCTGGCGGCCGCTGGGCAGCGCCGCGACGCGCTTCAGGCTGTCCAAAGCGGACAGCTGCTTGAAGTTGGTCGCGGTCCTGGCCAGCCGCTCGACGGCAGCGGCATCTTCCGGGGACAGCTCCGCCTGCTCGGCAAAGCGCCCGTAGGGGCGCGGTGCGTGCATGGATCAGACGGTCAGGCTGAGTCGGTAGCCGATGTCGTAGGTGTCGCCGTTCTGGAACACGCGGGCGGCAGCGTACTTCGTCGCCGACACGAGCGCACCGGTCGTGCCCCCTCGCGCGTTGTTCGTCAGCATTGCCGCGCCAGTCACGTTGAGCTGGCCGGCGGTGGCGATGGTGACCGTGGCGACGGCCGCCATGTTGTCGATCGAACCGGTGTTGGTGTTTGCCGAGGTCCAGGCCGGTCGGGTCGGGCTGGTGTAGCCCTCGGTGAGGCTGACGATTTCGGACGCGGTGGCCGCGAAGCTGGCGGCCGTCCAGTTGTCGGCCGGCGCCGCCGCGCCGCTGAACAGGGCCAGGAAGTAGCCCGCCGGCTTGGCCGTGCTGCCCAGCGCCACGTTCAGGATGTGCGCCAGCCCTTCGATGACGATCTTGTTCTTGGTGCGGGTCCACTCGCCGCCGTTGATACGGTCGAAGTACTCGCCCTGTGCAAGCACGCCTTGACGGGGGAAGTAGATGCCCTGCTCGGTGACATCGTAGGTTTCGCGGTTCAGGTCCGCAGCCAGTTCTTTGCGCAGCGTCGTCATAGGAAGCTCCAGTAGTCCTATGCCGCACTCCTGCGCAGCGAATGATTCCCGGATGCCCGGGACGGAAGACCTCAGACTACAGCGGTCAGCAGGCGCCGGCCAAACACTACAGAGGTTCCGGCACGGCCCGTGATGCCCTTCAGCACGCCCGCATGCAGCTCCACCAGCGCGCCGGAGGCGGTACCGGCGACGTAGCCGTTTTCCGCCAGCCAGACCGCCGCGTCACTGCCGCCTGCGGTGAGGTCACCGCCGAGAGCATCCGGCGACGCGAGGATGGCGCTGCCAGGCACCGGTGCGCGGCCTCCTTTGCGCTCCGCCGAGAACTCGGCGGGCGCGCTGCCGCGAAGGAAGACGACGTGATCGACCTGCCCGACCCACACACCGCCGTCGACAGGCTGCACGAAGGTGATGCGCTGCGGCATCTGAACGAACCCGTGCCGCTCGTCGTGCAGGTGATAGGCCAGTGCTTCAGACCAGCGCAGCAAGTTGCCGCGGGCGACCAGCAGCCGGCCGCGCCAGTACGAGAGAAAACGCCCTGTGGGCATCGGCGACAGGTGGCGGAACTGGGCCGCCGCGCCGAGCTGGGGCAGCAGTGGTAGGTGGATCGACGCGGTACCGGCCGGCCAGTCTCCGGCGCGCAGCAGCTCGCCGCCATCACGCCGCGTCAGGTACAGCCGAACGCCAGTGAGCGTAGGGTCGAGCCAGATGGGCAGAGTCACCTCGAGCGCTCCGCTTGGGCCCACTTCGACGGTTGCGAGCTCGGACGGGGCGGATTCCTGCGCGCCGCGCAGCCAAGCCACGGCCGCGCCGTAGGTGCCCGGCTCCAGTGAGCCTGTGCCGGCAGTCAGCAGCGGTGCGGGCGGCGTGTCAAGCGTCAGGCGCTGCGCCGCGCTGCCGTCGAATGTGAACAGACCTGCAGGCCCGGCTACGCAGACGAGGCTGTTCAACACTGCGTGTTCTGCACCCTCCCCCACCGTAGCAAGCTCTTCGTGCGACCAGTCGGCCGGGTTGATCTTGACCCACTTGCCAGCGAGAGTGCCGAAGGTGTCGCGGTGCAGTGGGCTTTGCCACACGTCGCGGAACCGTGCCGCGCTCACCAGGCGCTCGCCCGTGCGAACCGATGCCTTCCCCGCCGGGGTGATGTCCACGTTCACCGCATCGCGCACGAACAACCGCGCGGCATCGCCGCCGCGCTGCATGGCAGCATCCTCCGAGACGTTGTTGATGCCGGCCACCGGCATGAGGGAGGTGTCGGTCATTAGAAGGCTCCTTTTCGGTACTGATCGGCGTTGCCGTCGGGCCGGATGTAGTGCACGGCCAGCTTGGCATTGGGCACGCCGGCCTGCGCTGCGTCGATCCCCACAGGCACGAGCGTGCGCGCCGCCGGGCCCGACGGAACATAGGCATTGCGCACGTGCATGCGCGCGGCGAAATTCTCCGGGTCGTACTCGCTTGCGAACGCCTCGAAGCCCTGCGGCTCCAGGCCCCGGATGCGTAGCGAGATCCACGCGGTCCCGAAAGCAGCCGCGTCGATGCCAGGCGGAATGGTCGGCATCAGGGGGCCAACGTGGAGCGACTGCCACTGATACGGCGGCTCCCCGCGCGACCCGCCCATCGCCAGCGCGTTGAAGCCGGTGAACTGGAAGGTCCGGTGCAACAGCGACACCCAGGTCACACCGAAGTCCGGCGGCGCGAGGCCCACAGGACGAACGGTCTGCGGCCCCAGGTACGGCCCGCGCGCCACCGCCGGCTGCCCGAAGAGCTGCATGTCGGCGCCGCCGAACTGCTTCACGAACTGCGTGCCGTCACCCAGCACCACCCAGCCCATGCGGTAGGCCTGCATACCCGCCGGCTCCAGGTAGCGCCGGTGCAGCTGGACAGAGGGTGCACCGAGCTGCGCGGTGTTCCCCACGGTCGAGGGCGACAGGATGCCGCGGTAGGTGCGCACCGAGTGCTGCCCAAACCGGGCGCCCGGCCCGTATTCCAGCGTCTGGCCGACATAGTGCAGGTTGGCGGGCGGGTGGTTGCGGATGGCCTGTGCCGGCGCCTCGACCACCGCGTAGATGGTGTGCGGCGTGATTCGCGCGGGCGTCGGCTCGAAGACCTGCACGTCGGGCCACTCGGCCACCGTGAGATAGCGTCTCTTCAGCGAAACGGTGGGCTCGCCGTAGCCGTCCACCTTGATGCCGGCGTCGACCATGACGCCATTGCTGCGCACCGTCGCGTCGCCCAGCGGCGGTGCGGTGATGCCGGGCACGTAGAGGACATACTGGTTCAGCCCTGGCTTGCCGAACTCGCTCTCAGAGGCAATCTCCTGGTCCTGGATGATCCACTGCGTGGCGTACGGCGGTGCACCAGCCCGTGTCACCACCAGCTTGTCGCCCACGCGCATGAAGTTGTTGCCCGGCACCGCGATGGTCTGCTTGCGGTCGGCGATCTTGACCTGCCCGAAGAGCTGAGTGGCGGCGCCATCCGGCGCCACGGGCCGGTACTGCAGCCGCACGAAGGCGTCACCGAACTCCTCCGAGTTCCATCCGTAGCCCCGCATTTCGGGGGTCACGTTGTGCACACGCGGCTCGCCGAAGAAGTCCCGGTGCGTCCACCTGGGCAGGAGGATGTTGAAGTGAATGGACAGCGCGGCCAGCCCGATGCGCGACATGTCATCGCCCCTCGGATCGACGTAGCGCGTGTGCAACTTGACCTCGGGAAGCGGCACGTCGGGCGGTTGGATCGCGTAGCGGGACTCGATGTCCAGCGTCCGAATCGCGAAGTCGATGAAGGCGGTGCCGTAGGCCGCCGAGTCGATGTTCCCGATCCGCAGGTAGTAGCGCCGCGTGTTCTCCAGCGCGGGCACGCCGAAGAGCTGCGTATCGGCCCCGGCCGGCGCCACCACGCGCGCCGCGTTGTAGACCGCGTTCCAGTTCAGCAGCGGCGGCGGCTCGATGCCCTCCAGCGGCAGCAGCCGCACGCCATAGGCGACCAGGCCTGCCGGCGTCGTGCCCGGATAGCCAGGAGGCGTCATGCCAGCCAGCGCGATCACGCGGGCGTTGTTGAACACCAGCGGCTCGCCCACACGCGGCGGCGCGATGCCGATCGCGCCCACCACGCGGTTGCGGTTCTCGATAGCCGTCCACTGCGGCCACGGCGGCGGGTTGAGCCCGTCGGTAGGGTCGTAGTTCTGCACCACGTACTGCCGCAGGTTGTAGACCTGCGCCCGCCCCCAGCGGTATTGCTCCTGCACGTTCGTCTCGAACCCGGGCGGCCGCACGAACGACAGCTGGTTCTTGATGTTCGTGTCGCCCCAGACCTCCCGGAAGCCCTGCGGCGCCACGGTCTGCGATTCAGGGATGACCCGTGTGCCGAAGGCCGACGAGTCCCAGCCCGTTGGCGTGATGTAGCGCGTGCCGCCCACGTTCGGCCTGCCGACGGCATCGAGGAACGCGCCCGCCGGAGCCACCAGCCGCGTGCCCTGGCTGATCCAGGCTGTGCCGAAGCCTGGCGTGGGGATGCCCGCGTTCAGCTGCACATACTGCCGGTCGTGGCTCACCCGGTTGGTGCTCGCGAAACCGGTGGCCACCAGCCCGCTCGGCAGCAGGTATCGGGTGTAGAGCCAGACCATCGAACTCGTGCCGAGCGCCGGCGGCACGATGTTGCCGGCTGCGATGTACCGGTTCCGGTTGATGATGGTCGGGTTGCCACCGGCCATCGCATCGAAGCCACCTGGGAAGAGACGCCTGTTCTTCAGTACCACGGCGGCCGCGCCGAAGCCCGACAGATCCACGCCCGTGGGCGTGACCTTGCGCTGTCCGAACGCCACGAGGGCGGCACCGAACGAGAGCTGGCTGGCGATGCCCGTTGGCCGCAGCGCGCCCGCCGCATTGCGCACCTGGTGCGCGCCGACGGCCAGGCTGTCGAACCCACCCGGCGCAACGTAGGTGAGGTAGTTCTGGATCGTGGCGGCGCCGAAGCTGCACGAGTCCCAGCCCGTCAGCGGGATGTACTTGTCCTCTGACGGCAGCGTCCAGAGCCCATCGCGCACGCCCACCGCGGGTGTGTAGGCCGGCTTGCCCACCCAGCTCGCATTGATCGTCCAGCGCGGCGGCGCGTACTGGTAGGGGAAGATCGCGTACGTGGAACCGAAGGCCAGCGGCGTGAAGCCCACCGGCCGCACGAACTGCTGCTGCGTGACGAAGGGCGTGCCCGTCGCCTCGGACAGAAAGCCCGGCGGATTGACGTAGGCGCGCTGCTGGTCCCAGGTGACCGACAGGGATGCGCCGATGGTGCGGATGTAGACCGGCTTGCCGACCCACGAAGCGGTGATGGTGTACTGCGGCGGCCGGTAGTAGAGAACCTTCGTCAGCGCGAAGGTCGTACCCCATTGGGTCTGGTCAGCGGCACCTGCAGCCGCCACGAGCTGCTGCCCGATGACCGTTGGCGTGCCCATGCCGCCCTCGGCGCTGGCCGGCTGGTAGATCCACTGATTCGGCGTGACCCAGGTGCCGAGGATGACGCGCGCGGGCCCTCGGTAGGTCGGTGCCCCGACCCACGAAGCGTTCAGCGGGCTGGTCGGGGGCGTGTACGGCATCGCTAGACCGGTTGCGGCTCCGTCTGCGCGTAGAACAGGTCGTTCAGCAGCTCGCCGGCGGCCGTCATGAACTGCACGTCGTAAGGCCCGATGTCCGGCACGCGCAGGTCGTAGTTGCCGGTGCTCGCGCTCGAGGTGGTTTGGGCGGCGAGCTCACCGGTATCTCGTCGATGCGCGCGCACCACGCGCGCCACGGGGTTGTTGCTGATGTCCCGCACCGTGCCCGTGATCTTGTAGGGGGTGTCGTAAGTGATGACAAATGGCGTCAGCGCGCCAGTGCTGCCCCACATGGCGTTGCGGAACAGTGGCGACTGCGCCGGGAACGGTGCGCGCGTGGAGATCCTGAACTTCGACATCGTCCGGGTTGGCGATGTCGAACCAGTGTTGTGGCGGAGGTAGACCGCGTCCTCCGTTGGATCTGGATCGACCGTCAGGCTGTAGCCCGGCCCGATCACGCCACCGGTCGTCAGGGCAGTGAAATCCGTGAAGACCTGGGTGTCCGCATTGAACTCCGCGATGAACGGCGAGGTGCCGAACGCCATCAAGATCGAGTTTGCCGTAGTGGGATGCCGCGCGAGGGGGCGGATGTAGTTGGTCGTCGGGGTGTACTTGCTGCTCGCGGCGTAGCCGTAGCTTCGCACCATGGTCGTAGCGTTGTAGATCGAAATGAAGGGCGAAGAAGCACACATCACGACAAAGCGCGTGCTATCCGAGGTGAACACGAGTCCGTAATTGCCACCGCCGCCGGGCACCGTCACCGCATCGGTATAAGCCCACGTCGAGGTGTTATAGACGCGGATATAGGGCGAACTGCCGTGCGTCACCGCCAGCTTTGTACCGTCCGGCGAGAAGTCCAACGCATAGATGGTGCCGAGGTTGGTCGTGGCCACCGTGACCAGCGAGTGGTCGCTCCGCTTGAAGACGTAGAGGTAGGGAGAGCTGGTGCCGCCGACCGCGTAGTGATCGTTCGAAATCGCGCACACCGTGGTGGTTGCAGCAAAGCCGGCGGCCGGCGTCACTGGGTTGGCCATCGTGTTCATGTCAGGGTAGTAGCGAAAATTCGACCCCGAGATGCCGCTGTTGAACGTGACCACACCGGCCTTCAAGTCCGGTGCAAGCGCGGCAAACGCGCCGCTGCTCCCGACGGAGCCGGGGTAGGAAATCAGATCTGAAGACACCAGCAACGGATCAAGGCCTTGCCGCACTTCAAGAATGCGGCCAACGATGTTCTCCCCGTAGAGGACGCCGGCGATTCGGTGGCCCATACTCGCGCTCCCTCAGTCCTTCAGCACGCCCAGCGGCGTTTCGTTCGGCCAGTACCCCTTTGCCGCGTGCCAGGCGCTGTACTCGCCCATGAGCACGTCGTCGCCACGCTGACCAGCGAAGCGCAGCGCGTAGTCGATGGCCCACTCCTGGCTGTCGCGCCCCGGCGGGCACGGCGCCAGCTCGTGGACGAACATCTGGAACGGCGGCAGCGCGCCCACCATGCGCCAGTTGATGCCCGGCACGATGGCCGGCGTCAGCTCGATGGGCTTCGGGGCGATGCCCTCCACGCCGATGATGATCGGCGGCGGCTTCTGCGGCGACGCCGCGAGAGATTGCGTGTCCTGCACTCCTGCGCCCCCCACGATCAGACCTTGAAGATCTTGTTGGTGCCGTTGTCCCAGGTGACGATGATGTCGCCGCCGTTGGGCGTGATTGGCAGGCCCGTGGCCGTGTCGATGAAAGCGATCAGCGGCGAGGTCGCCTCGGTGCCCGTGTCGCGGTAGATCACGATGGCCTCGATGCTCGCGCCCGAGACAGCCGTGAACGTCACGTCCGCGCCGTCGGCCGCGCCGCCGGTGGTGGTCTTCGCGGTCAGCGTCACGGGGCCCGCGATGCGCGCCGAGATCGGGATGTCCGCGAGGTACTGGTGGATGGCCGTCTGCGGCGTGTAGGCGCCAGTGTCCACCAACAGAACTTTGATGGTGTCGGTCGCCCAGTTGAGCTGAGCTTCCAGGAAGCGCTGCCGCGCAGCGTCATACAGGGTGTTTGCCATTTGCGGCCTCTTCAGCGGAAGAAGCGCACTCCTGCGCGCCAGTGGTTGCGCGCCCGGCTGGGCGCTGGATGGGGGTGTTCGCGTCGGCGCAGATGGCGAGACGCGCGCGCTGTCCCGACTTCTGAGAGAGCGTCACCAGCGTGTTGCCGATGCGCACCGTCTCGCCGACGCGGAGCTCTACGTGAACAAGGGTCGTGCTCATGGCAGGATCAGCACGTTGTGATGTGGAACATCCTCGCGCGTGATACGGCGGAGGTCGCTATCGGGCATCGGCCCGAAGTAGGCGGTGAAGCCCGCTTCAGCCCTGTCCGAGCGTGCCGGGTCGAACGTCTCGGTGTCGGGGATGCTGAAAGCCTTATGCAACGCCCACAGCAGCAGGTGCTCGTGGTGCGTCGCATGGATATCGGGCGTGCTGCGGACCACCGGCGGCGGCGAGCCGCCCGGGGGCAGCGCCATTGACTCCAGGGGCGTCCGATAGCACTCGAGCACGAGCACATCGCCGGCCTCGAACGTGCCGACCAGGCGCAAGGAAGTGTCATCCTGGATCGCGAAGCACGCCGGGTCTACACGCTCACGCCAGCCGGGCACCTCGGCATCCAGCCACTCGCGCGAAACGAGCCTGATCGAGCGCGCGCGGTCGCCGTTGACTGGCAGCAGGCGCAGGCTGATGATCTCGAACACCGCCGCGTGCAGCGGGTACACCGCCTGCCCCGATGCGAGCGCGATGCGGCACACCTCAGGGTCCGCGTCCTCGCGCAGCAGCCGGCCGCGCACCGCAGCCTGCCGCTCGGCATCGTTCAGCCAGTCCACGACATCGGCATCTGCCCAGAAATAGGGCTGCCGCTTGTCGTTGGCCAGGACGCGGAAGCGCCGGATCAAGTCCTGCAGGGTCATGGGGCTCCGAACTGATCCACGAAGCCCTTGACGCGATCGCGCATCTTCTCGATGCCGAGGTTGCCGGGCAGCTCCTGCTGGAACTTCGTCTTCGTCCAGTCGCGCAGCGCTTGCTTGTCCATCTTGTCGATCTGCTGGTGCAGTTCGAAGCGCTGGCCCTCCTTCTGGCGCCGCTCTTCCTCGGCCTTCTGGGCGGCTTCGAGCGTCTCCGCCGTGTCGTCCTTCGGCGCGGCGGCCTTCTTGCTCTTCGCGGTCGCCTCGGCAGCCTTTTCGTCGGCCGCCTTGAACACGTCTGCGTGCAGCAGGAACTTGGCAGCGAGCTCGGCCGGCACCTCGCGGGTCTGGTCGGGGTCGAAGGTCAGGCGCGATCGGTAGATGCGGTCCTGGAACGGCGTTTCCGTGCCGACGTAGGTGATGGCGACGAGTTGGCTGGCGGACATGGGTTGCTCCTCTTGGATGTGACGAAGGGGCGAAGCACATGGCCCCGCCCCGCTCGGCTCAGGTGTCGATTACTTCGGGCCGCCGCGCTCGCCGTGCACGATCACGTCCACGCGCGAAGCCTTCGCGTTGGCCGCGCCTGCGATGGTCAGCACCAGCAGCGCGGGCTTGGGCAGCTTCACCGGCACCTTGGCGGTGGCGGCGCGCAGGCGGCCGGTCGCGTTGAGCGCCAGGCCGGCACCGAAATACGCGGCGTCCTGCGGCACGTCGGCGCTGTCCACACCGTCGGCGTAGATGAAGCCCAGCGAGCCGGTTACTGCGGCGGTCATCGCCGTCGACACGATCAGTTGCGCGTCTTCCAGCACCATGCCCTCGGGCAGCTTGTCGAGCACCACGACATCGCCGATGCCGAGGGGCGTGGCGCTGTCCGCGTTGAGCGCGCCGCCATCGGCCGCGGTCAGCAGCGCGGCGCGCAGCGTGGTGAGGTTGCCGTAAGGGGTGAAGCCGCCGAACTGCTGCAGGCCCAGCCCCAGTTTCTTAATAGTTGCCATGTTGGCCTCCTGTGTGATTCGAGAAAGGTGAAGGCGGAGGCCAACCGCAGCCGGCCCCCGAGGTCATCAGCCGCGCGGCTTGATGATGCGAACGGCCGTGTCCAGCACCGTCACGCCGTGGTCGGTGAACTGGGTGCTGTCGCCGTGGTCCACTGCGAAGCGGATCTTCGACATGCCCAGGATGGCGCCGATCAGGATTTCGAGCTTGTCGCCGTGGTCACCCTTCTCTTCCGACCAGAAGAACGGGATGCCGCTGTGCTCCGAGCTGCCGAAGGCCTGCGCCAGCGCCTGGCCGCCCAGCAGCAGCGCGCGGTCCACGGCGAAGGTGGTGCCGAACGACGCCGGCACGACGACGCTGGACTCGACCTCGCTGTCGTACGCAGCGCAGTAGTTGAGCTGATCGCCAGCGTAGAAGCGGATCGCCTTGGGCATCTTCACGATGAGGATGCCGTTCCAGAGGCCCACGTCGCCGAGGAACAGCGGGTGGTCCTTCGCCAGCCGGGCGCGCGCATAGGCGTTGGCCTGGAAGCTACGGAAGTCCGGGTTCGTGGCGAAGCCGCTGTACTGCGCGGGCGACACCAGCGCAACGCGGATTGGGCTGTCGGTGGCGGCCAGGTCGCCCTCGAACTCCACCGGGGGCGGCGGCAGCGGGATCTGGTCCATCCAGGAGCGCAGCGAGTCCACCGCATCCATGGTGAACATGTCCGTCGTGGCAATGGTCAGCTCGCCAGCGTTCGCCTTCACCTCGCCCACGGCGCCACCGCCGACCACCAGGTGCCGGTTGCGCGTCGGCGCCTTCACCCGGTTCACCATGATTTCCTTGAACTTCGGGTGCGAGGCGAGCGGCACGCGCCACTCGATCTTGTTGTCGTGGAAGCCGCGGGCGCCGGCCATGTGAACGAGGATCGACTGGTCGATGTAGTCGTTCATCAGCTGCTGCGCCTTCGGGCGGCCCAGGCGGCGCAGGTCGTAGGGGCTGCGGATCTGGGTCATGGTGTTGCCCATGTCCACCGGGAAGCGCGCCTGGTTGACGCGCAGCCGGTCTTCCGAGAACGACATGCCCACGCCCTTGCCTTCGGCGTATTCGCTGCCCATGATCGGGTAGCCGCTGATCGGGTTGTCGAGGTGAAAGGTGATCTCGTCACCCTTGTTCTTGCCCAGGTCGTCGGCGCGCACGATGGGCATCGTGGGCTTCGACTGACGCTTCGCGCCCGCAATGGCGTTCTCGATGGTGGGCATCTTGCCCGTGAGGCGGTTCAGCGTCGTGTTGCGCTGCATGCAGGTGTGGAAGACCCCTACCGCCTGCTGGATCATGGCGCCGGTGGCGCCCGACGGGACGTTCGTTTTGCTTTCGGACATGGAGTCCTCCTTCGATGGGATCGGCCTCGCCTCCCGGCGATGCCTGGTGCAATCAGAGTTGCTTGTTCAGAAAGGCTTCGATCTGTGCGGGGCTCATGCCTTCCATGGCCGCGTACATGTCGACGCCACCCATGCCTGCCATGTGCTCCTGCGGAGAGAGCCCGTCCGCGCGCCCGCCGGGGATACCGGACAGGCTTGCAGGGGGTTCTTTCCGCGCGGAAGCAGCGGCGGCCGTGGCCGCAGCCTTGTCAGAGGCTGCGGGCGTAGGAGCTTCCTTGTTGCCCTTCGTGAAGGCATCGAACACTTCGACGATCTGCTCAGCCGTTCCGCCCGTCTTCGGGTCGAACAGTTGCCAGTACGCATTGCGAACCGCGCTCGGGTGGGCATCCACCCAGGCCTTGAACTCGGCGCTCTCCACGATGGAGTCAGCGTTGGGATGCGCCTTGTAGATGGCCTCGTAGTGCGCGGTGGCGGCGTCCTGCTGTTGCTTCGCCTGCAGCGGCGCGACGGCCTTGCCGACGCGCTCCTCCACTTGCTGTTGCACCAGCTTGGCGATGCCTGCCGCAAGCGCCTCTTCCGAGAAGTCGCCGAACAGGCCCGGGTCCACCCCCTTCGACATTGCCGCCTCTGCTGTGGCGACCATGTTGTCGGTCTTGGTCGGGGCCTGCCCTTCGTTCTCGCGGGCCTTCGCCTGTGCTTGCAGGTCCGCCAGTTGGCGCTTCGCGTCTTCGGCCTCGGCCCGGTACGTGTCGCGTTGCTGGCGTGCCTTGTCCAGGTGGCTGAAGTCGATGGTGTGCTTGCCGTCCCTGGCCAGGACCACGGTGTTGTCCGCGGTCTGCTGGTCTTCCGGGATGGGTTGGGCGCCATCGGCCTTGCCCTTCGTCTCGTCGGTTTGCTCGTTGCCCTTCGTGGGCTCAGCCGCACCGGGCTTATCGTCGGTTGCAGTGGTGGTCGTGGGCGCGCCACCGTCTTCCGGCTTGCCGCCGGTATCGCCCTTCTCTTCCAAGCTCAATGCCTGGAGAGCCTGCTCCGGCGTCAGTGCGCCGTTGATGCTGTCAAAGAAGTTGTCGGTTGTTGCCGTCATGCTCGTCCGCCACATGTCGCCGTGGCCGCTAGGGACATCCGCATTCGGAGCACCGGGCGGGGCCGAAGCCCCACCCCGTACACCTCCAGCTGGGGGAGTTACCTCGCGCTCTTTCGAGGGAGGTGCCGGCTCTCACGAGCGGGCTACTTCACGCTTTGCTTTCGCATCACGCTTGAGCACGACTTTGCCGAGGGCATGGCCTCTCGTGAAACCCTACAGGGGGTGCACATGAACAAGCCACCACTGATCGCTCGCGCGTCCCCCCCGCCGACATCTCCATTTCCCTAATCCATCAGCGATGGATTAGTCGGATACTCACACCAAAGTAACAACTAGGTACATCGTTGAGGGATGCTATGCCGGCACAAATTCAAAATATTCGCGTTAAATCGTTGGAATTTTCTGATTCTCCTTTCAGAAAGCTAAAAGAACTAAAAATAGAGCTTGGCTCTAGACTTACTCTGATTGCGGGTCACAACGGCATAGGAAAATCAACGATCCTTGGGCTCTTGGCGAATACTTTCGGTCTGACTTCCGAAGGCGCACCAAAGACCTATTTAGGCGATCCCTTTTACGCAAACATTGAACGCATCGTTTACCTTGCATTGAGTGAGGTTGATACTGCTCAGCAAAATCCTGCAGCAGCTCCGATCGTCGTGGCCGATGTGGACGGAGTTGAGGTCCGGAAGCGATGTGCCATGACCCGGCGAGAAGCGTGGAAGCGCGCCCGAGTCGTACCTCGAACGATTGAGCGTGCAGAGGATGACCCAATTGGCCAAGATGCCAAGATCCCTCTGGCATGTATTTTCTTAGGAATCCGTCGACTTGCTTCTATTGGCGAGGCCGACGAGAAAGAGGTGTCAAGCGCTAATCTGCAAATGCACACCGACGACAAAAATTTGATGACGAGTTTTATTGACTCGGTAATCCTTGGCGGCGGAGTGACCGACAGGATGACTCATCAGAGCATACGAGGATCGAAGAAAAAGACCGCACACCCAGGGTACCAGACCCACGAAGCACTGGCGGTTTCCATGGGCCAAGACAGCTTGGCAAGCATTGCAACTGCGCTCGCGTCATTCAGTCAACTGAAGCGAGAACAAGGCGATGCCTACACGGGCGGGTTGTTGATCATCGATGAATTGGATGTCGGGTTTCATCCTCACGCCATATCCCGCCTCGCAGATGCACTAAAAAGCGCCGCGCGAAAGCTAAATCTTCAAATCGTGGCTACAACGCACTCTCCCGCGCTAATAAGTGCGGTCCACCCAGAAGGTGCAGGCAATGCGAGATCTCCGGACAAGATCATCTATCTTCTCGATACGCGACGCCCGAGACTCGCGGAGGATCAATCGCTTAAAGCGGTTCTTGATGACATGATCCTGACGGCTGATTATGGAAAAGCAGCGAAATCGAAAAAGCCCACTTTAGGGGTTTACTTTGAAGATGTGGAAGGTGCCCAATTTTGCGACACGCTAATTCCCAAAGGAAAGCGCGCATCCTTAGGCCGTAAATACGGGGTCACGATAAAACTTATTCCATTGGGAGTGGGCGGCTCGAACCTGATAGCGCTGCCGGAGAAAGACGCAATTTTCAAAGACCGAGTACTGATAGTTGATGCTGATACATCCATTCCGCTCAAGGCCGCGTCCAGAGGCAACACTATCAAACTGCCTTGCGTCGCAGGTTCGCGGGGCACAGCGCGGTCCCCCGAAAACACCATCATTCGGTTTCTTCAAGACATCGTCGAGAGGCCGACACCAACGTTACAGGCCGCCATGCTTCGGTTTGACGTTCCGAACCCCACGAGCGACAAGATCGTGAACCAGTTTTTGGGCACGACAGTTCAATCTACCCAGCGCGACAGCACGAAGCAGTGGTGGAAGGAGCATTGGAACGCGATCCATCGGTGGGGCATCCTTCGCGAATGGATGGCCTGCTATCCGAGAGAATCAGCAGAATTTGTAGCCTCCTTCGAGCAGGCAGTCGCCCGGACTTCTGCGCGCTTCGTATGACGCTGGCCAAGCCGGCTGCTGTGCGCTAGAGTTGAGACGCCACGCGACGAATAATGTTCTCCAACAAGCTCTATACCCCTCTTCGATACCCGGGCGGCAAGGCACAGTTTGCCCCGTTCATTGCAAGCTTGATGAGGGCCAACGGGCTGTCGGGCGGCCACTATCTCGAGCCCTATGCTGGCGGCGCTGGAGTGGCGCTAGAGTTGCTGTTTCATGGCGACGCAACGCACATCCACATCAACGACTTGGACCCAGCAGTTTTTGATTTCTGGGTGTCAATCACTCAGCAACCAGAAGAGATCCTGCGTCTGCTCGCTGATACACCGGTGACGATGGCCCAGTGGCACCATTGGCGAGCCGTTCTCAGAGGGGAAATCAAGGTTGGCCAAGCTGAGCGCGGTTTTGCGACCTTGTTCATGAACCGGACCAATCGGTCGGGGGTATTGAAAGGCGGCGTGATCGGAGGCCTCGCTCAGGACGGGAACTACAAACTCGACGCTCGGCTAAAGAAAGATGTGTTGGCCAAGCGCATCGAAATGATTGCGCTCCATTCATCGAGCATCTCGGTCTACAACGAGGATGCGCATGCGCTGCTGAGCAGAAGCCGCAGCTTTCTTCCCCGCCAGTCCCTCGTCTACCTCGACCCTCCCTACTACACCAAGGGCCAGGGCCTCTATCGCAACTACTACGAGCATGACGATCACCAACGGATCGCGCTGCTGTTGCAATCGGGAGAGTTCGAAGTCCCATGGGTAGTGTCCTATGACAACGTAGACCAAATTCAACAGATGTACCGGATGTCTCGGTCCATCATCTATGGCCTGAACTACACCGCGCAGGTGCGCTACGTTGGATCAGAGGTCATGTTCTTTCGGCAAGGTTTGACGGTGCCTCGCGGCGAACTTCCCCAATCAAAGTTGGCAGCGTAACTTGAAGCGCTTGGCCACTGGCTCACGTCGGCAAGCTGTCTGAAACACTCGTAGTTTCGATACCTTTCATGCCTCCCCCCGCTTGAATCGCGCGCGGAGGGAACGTCGGGCTGGTGTTCTCGCGCACCGGCGGTGCAGCAGCCGCTTCCTCCTGAGCCGCCAGCGCGGCGGGGCCCTGCCCCTGGATATAGGGGTCTTTGATGTTCATGGCGGCCGTCTGCGCCGGCGTCGGGAAATTCGGATCGTCGCCGCCCGGCGTGGGCCGCTGGTAGCCTGCGCCCTGCATGATGGCGTCGGCGATCGGCGCGATCATCGGCATCTGCGCCACCTGCGCGCCTCCCTGCATCGCCGCGAAGGCTGCCTGCACGCCGGTCTGCACCGCCTGGGCCATGATCTGCTTGATCTGGGCCTCGGTCAGTCGCTCCTTCATGTCGAGCTCGCGGGCCTTGAGGTCGTTGCCGGCCTTCGCCAGCGCGTCCTGCACCGCTTCCTGGATGCGCTTCTCCACCTGCTCGGGCGTCTCCTGCGCCGAGGCGGCGCGCAGGGCCTCCACGAGCGCCCGCTTGAACGGCACGTCCATGAGGCTGGCGAGGAAGGGCATGGCGGCGGCCTGGTACTGCGCCGGCAGGCTCTTGATCGCTTCGGACAGGGCGTTGAGCTGCTGCCCGCGGTAGGTCGGCGAGCTGGGCACATCTTCCAACCCGACCTGCAGCATGGTGCGCTGCAGATCGTTGGAGAGGTAGGGAACGCCGGTGAGCGGGTCCGCTTCAGGCTTGTTGAGCACCACAGTGCGCGCTGGCGTCACGTCGTCGCCCTCGATGACGACCGCGTGCGGGCTTGAGCCGATGTCCTGCACGATCATCGCCACCAGCATTTCGCCCACCAGCGTGCGCGCCCGCTTCTGGTTGCCCATCATGTGCGCGAGCGACTGGTTGGCCTGCTCCACCTGGGTCTGTTCCTGGATGCCGCTGTTGGCAGTGCCGCGCCGGCCAGAGAACGCACCCGCGGCAGCGGGGTTGATGCGCTCGATCGCGTTGCGGGCGTTCTGAAGCTGCTCGAGCTGCTGGGCATTGGCCTGGAAGTCGCGCTTCACCTCGAACCGGGCGCCCTGCTGTGCCATGTGCGCCGCGTTCAGCACGATGTCGGCGTCCGGGCGGTTGATGGTGCGGCGGAACACGTCGTCGGGCATGTCGACGGCGCCCTTCGTGCGCTCGGTGCGGTAGGAGCTCATACCCCAGCGCAGACGCGCATTGCCGTTGTTCAGCGTGTCCTGCTGGTCCATCAGGTTACGCACATAGCCGAAGGGCACGCCAGTGCCGTCCTCGCGGAAGCCCCAGAACGGCACGTACGGGAAGTAGCGGTGCGCATAGGGACTGGGGCCGTCGAAGAGGACGTGCGGGCCGAGCCAGTAGCTGCGGCGGACCTTCGCGACGGTGGCGCGCATGAACTGCACGCGCCCCTTGGCCAGGGCGAAAACGTGCGCCGGGTTTTTCTCGTCGTACTCCACCACGCGGCCGTCCGGGCTCTTGAGCACGATCACATCGGACCACCGGCGGTACCACAGCTCGGAGGCGCACACCTCCTTGTTCATCGGGTTGAACCACCGGTCTTCGAGGCGGGTCCACTCGCGCGCCACATCCCACGCCCGGTTCAGGCCCGTGCTGCCGCCGCCGTGCTGCGTCTCGTCGAACTCCGCCCACCAGTTGATGCCGGCGCGGCCGTAGCGGCGGATCAGCTCCTTCTGGTCAGGAAAGACGCGCGCCAGGCGCGACGGGTGCATCCACCGCTGGCGGCGCAACCACCGCGCGTCGCTCAGGTCCAGCTTGGTACTGGCCCAGTCCCAGTGGATCTCGTTGCGGTGGATGACGTTGCACTGGTAGGGGTAGTCGAAAGGATCGGAGTTGCGGCACACCTCGGCCCAGCCGATGCCCACCGCGATCTGAGGATAGAAGGCGCCGCTGCAGGCGTCGTCGGCCTTGCTCTTCCGCTCGGCTTCGTTGAGCTTGAAGCTGATCGCGTCCGCTACGTCCTGTCCGCCAGGCTGCCCGTTGGAGGTCACTCGCCAGTCCGTGCGGTTCGCCTCCTCGTAGCCACGGATGCCCTCCAGCGATGCGCCGATCAGGTTCTCCATCGTGGTCGGGATGCCCTGCGCCTTCATGTGGCGGATCAGCTCGGTGTCGAGCTGGTTGCCGTCGGCGTAGTCCATTTCCCGGTCGGCAATGCGGCGCCACGCGCGCGGCTGGCTGTCGATTTCTTCGAGGATCTGGTGGTACTCGGCGAGCGAGAGCGGCACATCGCCATCGGGCGTGTCCACGGGGTCGAGGTCGTTGGTCTGGTTCGTCATGGTGGTGGTCCTCACACGCAGGCAGGCTCCGGGGCCTCCACGTAGCTGCTGTTCTCGGTCAGGCTGTCGAGCAGCCCGAGCTCCTTGGCTTGTGCCCACTGGCGCAGCGCGTCAGCGCCTTCGCTGCACCCGTTGCTCTTGTCGGGCTGGTCGAGGAAGCGGCTCTCCGACTGGCTGAACTTCTTGCGGTAGCCCTGGATGCGCTTCATGCCCTCCTCCGTCCCATTCAGATCGAAGTAGGCGCCCTTGATGTGCTTGCGCACGGCATAGATGCCGGTCATCAGCTCGGTGACGCGCGGCACGATGAAGAAGGCCTGGCCGGGCAGCAGAAGCTGCAGCTGCTCCTTCGTGCTGCGGTTGTAGTCGCCGAGACGCTTGTGGTCGGCGTCGTGCGGCAGGAAGTGCCCACCGTAGAGGTAGCCTCGCTCCTGGAGGTGGCGCGCGTAATGGCGCAGGTCTTCCTCGTGCTCCTCGTAGTAGCCGATGAAGCGGTCCTCGCCGCGCAGCAGCTGCATGAACCAGATGGCGGTACCGTCGCTGTTGCCGATGTCCCAGAAGGTGAACACCGGCAGGTCGAGCACGGGCACCTGGCAGATGCCGCCGCGCTTGCGCAGCAGCACCAAGTCCTTGGCGTAGTAGTGGCCGGCCGTGGACTGCTGGAAGGCCTCCTCAGGCGTCGAGGGGTACTCCTGCCACATCTTCTCCTCTTTGCCGGAGAAGTCGTTGCGCAGCTTTTCCACGTACCAGGCGCGCTGCCCCAAGTCGATCTTACAATCGCACGTCTGCTCGATCTCGTTGAAGTAGTCGTGCTGCTCGTTGCTGATGGCGACACCGGCCGGGTCCATCGAGTACGCCGGGTCTTGCCACCAGGCGTAGAAGTGGAAGCGGTACTGGCTGGCGGTGAGCTTGACCTTGCCGGCGACCAGCGCCTGGGCGCGCTGGCACATGTCGTAGAACTCGCCCTCCCTGCCCTCTGCCGTGCTCTCGATGACCAGGATGCCGGACAGCGGCACCGCCTGTATCGAGCCGGTGACGACTTCGTTCGCCTTCGCGGGGAACTTGGCGCAGATCTTCCCGAACTCGGAGACGTGCAGGCGGTGGATGGTGCCGCCGCGCACGCTGGTGGCCACGCGGATGCTGCTGTTGTTGTGGCCGAACAGCAGCTCCTTCGTGCTGGCCCTGGCCAGCGGGAAGCGCTCGCGCAACTCCTCGGGCAGGTGGTCGTAGGCGAAGACCACCTTGTCGCGGAAGATGGCCTCGGCCGTCTCGCGGTCCTGGGCGATCATGCCGCAGCGCTGGTTCCCGTTGAACAGAGCGTGGTCGAGCCACAGGATGGCGATCAGGGTCGTGAAGCCGAGCTGCCGCGCCTTCAGGATGATGTTGCGATGCCAGAGCCGACGAATGAAGCGCTTCTGCGCCCGGTTCGGGATGAAGGGCTGCACCAGGTCGTCGTCGCCATCGTTCTCCCCCTTCACGATGATCTGGTACAGGCACCCGCTGAAGAGGCGCCATTCCGGGTCGGCGAGGCAGCGCTCGAGCTCCGCCGCGTCCTGAGGCACGTGCGTGGGCGGAATGACCTTGATGCGCTTCAGGTCGCGCGGCTTGTCCGGCCAGAGCTGCCCATCGAGCGCCGATCCACCGGCCAGCTCGGGCAGCCAGTCGTCGCGCTCGTCGTCCTGCACCTTCTTCGCCATGCTCAGTCCTCGCCGTCCACGTCCTGGCGCGGTTGCATGGCGCTCGATGCAGGCGCACCAGCATCGGGAACCTCGGGATCGTCGGCCACGGGCCGGAATCCGTTGGCATTTCCGGTCGTGATCCGGCTCAGCAGCGACGCCAGCGGGTCGGTCTTCTGCTGGTTGTCCTTCTCGTAGAGGCCCAGGTGCTTGAAGAGCTTCTCCGCGAAGGCGGCCTTGTCGTGCATCTGCACCTCGATGCCGTACTTCGTCATCTT